CTAAGCTTCTATCACAGCGACGTGTTTTTCCGAACATTCCTGCAAGATGTGTCCATAGATAGCATAGGTGACTGCTATGCTTGTGTGTCCTAAGCGTTCTGTTATAAGAGCTATAGGTACATGCTTGTAAATCATGTTGGATGCGTTTGTGTGTCTTATCCCATGGAACGTGAAAGGGCGAGTGATACCTGCACCCTTCCTAGTTAAATGCCATGTATGTATAAGTCGCTGCTCTGCGTAGAAGCTATCCTTTTTTCTATTATAGAAGATATAGGGAGACTTGTCAAAGCTAAGGGGTTTCAAAGACATAAGAAGCTGTGTTGTCTTCTCAGATATTTTAATGGTGCGATACCCAGCTTGTGTCTTAGGGTATGTAACTATTGTCTTGCTATCCTTATCCTTAGCTAAGGTTCTTTTTACAGATATTGTATTAGAGACATCATCAAGACAATCCCATGTAAGAGCTAACAGCTCCCCTTCTCTCATGCCTGTTTCGTAGGCAAGACAATACAGAGCATAGAACTGATACTTCAACATAGGCTTCTCCTTATGCTCCCACAGCGTCAGGAGGAACGCTTTGATTCGCTCGTGCTCCTCTTGCGATAAGACAACAACTTCATGCTTAGGTTTGTCACTCTTTGGTGTCTTTTTCGTTGAGGACACAGGTGACTTTCCAATGAGGTCTTGTTCTACACACCATCTGAAAAAGAGCCGTAAGCGACCTATGTAATTAAGATAGGTATTAGTTGCATAGTTCTTTTGCTGCCATTCTAAGAGCATGGTATCTATAGTATGAGTGGTAACCTTAGATAATGCTAAGCCATTAGCGGTGTTGTCTAGTAGCTTTAGTACACGTCTTGTGGTGATTATTACCGACCCTGACATCCGCTGAGCTTCTAGGTGCTTAAGATACACCTCACCCTGATACTTTATTGTGTCTTCCGCTGCTTTTACTTGCAGACCTCTATCCTCTTTGTCTCTCTGAAGCTTCTTCAGCTTCTCCACAGCTTCCTTTTTTGTGTCTGCTGTGGCTGATAACCATTGCCTTTTACCATCCACAGGGTCTAATTCCACCCTGACACGTACTTTACCACTAGGAAGAGTTATTATAGAACCCTCTCCTTTAGGTCTTCTACGAGTTGTTTTAGATGGCATTTTAATACCTCCTAACTTCAAAAATTGCCAAAAATTGTGAAAGGGTGTATTTAATATAGAGATTGCTTGGTTTCCCCCCGTGCCCCGGGGTCTTCGGGTCTGCTGCCCAAATAGTATACACTACATTTGAATAGCATATACAGTATTGACATCCCCAAGGGTGCAAGTTACGTCCGATAACATATGTTATGTTAAATTTACCTTGTTTTAGTCATGAGATAAGCAAGCAAGGTATATATAACTATCTAGTTTTTATGGGGATATTGCTAACATATGTACATTATAGTAAACATACAGTACAATTTAGGTAAAAATTAGGCATAAAATGTATCTGTATATATGCCCTAGGTATCTATCAGACCTACCATAACTACTATACCTACAGCCCCTACTACATCCATTATATCCCTGAGCTGCTATTGGTTGTATTACTATAGATACTATTGTTACTATTGGTTGCTATTACTACTACCATTATACATTTACCAGCTACTATTATATATCACTGCTACGCTTGTGCATAATAGTTATATCCTGCTGTTCATGTATCCATTGAGTTATTAGCTGCCTGAGTAGCTCACTGCTATTAATAGCTTTACTTTTACATAGTTGTTGGAATTGCGTCCTTAACTCTTTGGGCACTCTTACTTGAATAAATACATCTTTTTGTTTTTCTTCAAACATGAAAAATCACTCCTTTTCTACATTATACTACATCCCACTACATTATGCTACATTCTTATAAATTTTTTCGTTTTTTGTTGTGTGATGTATTGACAAGTAGTGTGAAGTATGGTATTATATAACCATAGGGAGATACAAAAGAACTACATCCCCTATATATTTTTTAAGTGTTACGTAGTGACAACACACTACAAAAGGGAGGTAAAAATAAATGAGAAGACAACAACAAGTCACTAAAAAGCATATTGTAGAGCCAGAGCAGGGAGGAATAAAAAAACGTAACCTGATTAATGGTTATGTCATTAAAAATGTCCGCTGCCTTTATGGACACTATTGGGGAGAAGACGCAGTCATGGTAAGTCACTACACCAATATACACTCTACAGCATTATTCGGTGAACATCCTATGGTGTATATGGTACGTAAATAGTTTGGAGGTACAAAAAAAATGAATGAAAAGGAATTAAAAAATCACACAGTAAGAGCTTTGGAATTATGGTACGGTATGACACCTTGCAAGAAAAACATGATAATTAAAGACTGTTATTTAAATGAAAAAGGTTTTGGTCACTATTATGTAAAGGTACGTCATATAGATTATAAAATCCATATAATTGAAGATACAATTCGCAAAGACCTCTATCACGTGACAAGAATTGATTAAATAAACTTTTATCGGTACTACCGCCCCGGCGGTGGTACTCATTAAGAGCTTATTAACTCTTAAAAACTTAATAAACTAGGAGGTAAAAAAGAATGATTAAAAATGTTTGTTTTATCCTTACGCTGCTGCTCATGGTACACCTGAACTGTGATGCAGCTACTACCCTGCCGGGAGAGTGCGAAAGCTGCCACGCTGGCGAACCAACTACCCTGCAAGTTGTTATTCGTGATTTGTCTATGGGCAGCCTGAGCGGTGCTGCTGCTGACTTGGGACTGTTTGACCTTGCCGACGTACTGTTAAAAATTGAGGAGGTGGCGAGTAAATGAGCTATGATGAAATTATGGTTGTATTGTCTACCATTGAAAATATTTTGCATGATTATAACTACCCTTATTATAAACATGATGAAGCAGCGGATGCCCTTGTAAAGCTGCACAATACCTATTGCAGTGCCTGCAACCTGCAAGATGACTATATTATGCAGAATACAGAAGAAGAGCTGGAGTTGCTTTTACCTATTGACCCCTTGCAAGCCTTTTACGAAGGAAGAGCCAGCAGTGACAATTATAACCCGAATGATACTTGGATTACTCTAAACGGATATAGCCATATAGTATCCTGCACAAATAGCAGGTTGATTGACACGTTTATATATTTGTCGGATATTGCCCGCTGGTTAGAAGACAAGGAAAAAGAAGAACAGGAGAGATTATTGGAAGAGCTTACAGAGCTTGCCAGCGACTACAACGAGGAAAAAGAAGACTAATAAACTTTTATCGGTACTACCGCCCCGGCGGTGGTACTCATTAAGAGCTTATTAACTCTTAAAAATAACCTAGGAGGTACATTTATATGCCGTATACCATTACTATTTCTGACCTGACATCTAAGCAGGTGCGCAACCTTAATAATCGCTTGTCTTATGTTAACAGTGGTGCAAGCGCAACCAGCGTTGACGATGAGGGGAAAAAGTGGCGTGTGTCGGTGACTACATCCGACTTTAACACACAGCAAGTCCTTGCTAACATCACAAGTGTGTTGTCGCAAGCTGTAGCTGTACCCTACTACACCATTGACCAGCTGCCCAGCGACGTACAACAAAGAGTATGTCAAGATGCAATAGATGCTAATATCTATTGGGACGTTTGGCAGGATGAACGCAACCGCTCATTTGATGCTATTTGTGAGAGCTTAGACCTGCAATGGAGCTGTGATAACTACGATAACTATTATGTAGAGGAGACAAGCTGCGACTATTACGCAAAAGATATTATAGGTGCAAGCCATGTTATTGCCTATATCGTCAACCGTTGGGGAAAATTCAAAACGCCTATGTATTTAAGTGAGTTGCAACATCCTGCTTTTTACAAGCTGCTGCATAAAAAAGGGGCTGCCCTGCCTAAAAAATTTATAGAAGACAAGCTATTAACCGGATACTGTGCCGACTATTGCTTCTATGAAGCATATACAGAGTTTTTAGACCTTGCACGCCAGCAACCGGATACTATTACCCTTGCTGATTTTTGTGGCTGCCTTGCAGGGCAATTTGAAAAAGAGTATCAAGCGGACTATGAGCAGGCAACCTCTATTGACTATGCTATGGAGTTTTTGTGTCAGGATAACTATTACACTTGGCAAGGCAAGGACATAACGGACATAGTCAACGCCTATATGGTAGCAAAATAAATAGCTTTTATCGGATGCACAGGTTAGCAATAATCTGTGTATCTCATTAAGAGTTATTTATATAACTTCTTAAAACTATAAGTTTAGGAGGTAACAAAAAGTGAAAAAATGTTTAGTATATTTCATTGAGTGCCTTTTGGTATCTAAACATGCTAATCAGGTGCTAAAAGAGGTTGCAAGAGTTATAGCAGCCTTGCTTTTTGTCTTATTTTTTAGCGTTGATTGGGATGCAACGCTGGATGCATGGGGGGTGCTTAAATAATGCTAGTAGTAGACAAAAATACTACGCCCCTTGATTGGTTAAAATTTGAGCTTGAGCAGCAGCAGCAACATTTACAAGCGCTGCAAGCTGTATATGTTGACAAGTATGTCAAGGGCAAAAAGCAACGCACAAAAGCAGCAAAGGCATTAAAAGTAGAGATATACCGCCAGCAGGGAGAAGTAATAGGCTTAGAAGCAGCTTTAAACATTTTTGAGCCTATCCCCTTTTAAGAGCTTTTAGGGCATGCAGGTAATAGCCCTGCGTGCCTTATAAAGCTTTTAAAGCTTTAATAATAATAATCTAGGAGGTGTTACATATGAATGTAACATTAAAAAGCGGCAAGCACTACAGTATTACCTTGCGTGCATGGGACGGAGCAAATTGGATGCCTGACTGTGCCGGGGACGTGCTGGCAACGTGGCAACCTGAGACACAAGCAGACATAGACTGGCTAGTAGATGACTGCGACAACTTCAACGCAGGTGTAGACCTTGACTGGCTGGAACACTGCCCAACGTGTCAAGAGGTGTCATTGGATGTTCAGGAGGTGCAGGAGGTGCAAGGCAATGGGAGAGCATAAACGGCAAGGCAAGACATTTTTTGTTGATATGCCCGGCTGGAGGGACATAAAGCAAGTTGCAATTCATCGTGCCCCTAGTGGACATTTTAGCATGATTGTATATAACGAGGGTGTACAGGAGGGCAAAAGTAAACGTATCACGCAAGATGAAGCATGTTTTTATTTCCATATGTCCCCTGCTGAGCTGCTGGAAAAATTTAAACTTGACTAACTAAAAACTGAACAGAGGTACGGACAAAACTGTACCTCTAATTTTTTGCACCCTTTTTCCGCCCCTCAACCAAACGGAGCGAAACGATGTTCGTGGTTACCGAAGGTCACCTGAGCGGAACGAAACGTGTTGTCTTGTGCAATGCACGGAACGAAACGAAACGAGGGATGCCGGGGCAACCCAAGCTGCCAAGGCAAGCAAGGCAAGCCAATGGGCACATGTATTAGAAGAAGGCAAGCAAGCTTTTTACAATGGGTCACCTTTGGTGAAGAAAGTAAGAGGCTCTAATGGGTCACAGAATATTGAAAGAAATTCCCCATTATAACAAGGAGGTATATTATGGAAACTAAAGACAAATATGCATTGATGCAGGAAGAACTTGAATTAGAAGCATCCTCTAGACATGAAGGATATGAGGTACTGTTGCGTCAAATGCAGCAAGCAGAAGAATTAGGAATGGTTGACACAAGCACGAAAGTAGGACAAGCCTTTTTCAAACATAAGGTATTGGCTCTCCGCTCTGCTATCTATGAGTGGTTAGAAAAGAATATGAAGCCTAAGGCTGGCGTAAAACCAAACTATATCTTTCTGTTGGAAGATATGAAAGAAGCCTTTACAGATGATACAGATGCTGTGGATTTGCATACCATTGCTAACATCTGTGCAGCCTCTACTATGTCAGCTATCCTTAATGCAATTACAGTGCCTTTGGGTGAAAGCAGTTATCTTGTAAATGTAGGTGATAAGACAGGTAAAGGAATCTATTATGAATTTATTTGTCAATCGTTTCAAAATTGGTTGAAAACCCAAGACAAAAACACAAAAGCACTCGTAGGCTTAGAAAAACGTGTAGGTGAACACTATCGTAGAATCTATTTAAAACAAGCTATTCAAAAATGTGGGTATGCTGCACCAAGCTGGGACAAACAATCTGCTGCAATTCGCACTCTTGGAACAGCTCTTGTCAGCCTTGCTGAAGACACAACAGGCTACTACACCTTAGAGGGTAATAAAACTACCCCTATGTCATTAATCCCCACTCCACAATTTGTGGAAGCATGGCAGCGCAATGAAGACAATATGCTTGATAAAGCACGTCGCTATTGCCCTATGATTGTTCCGCCTGCTGCGTGGACAAGCTATGATGATGGGGGTTATTATGGTGAATTGACACAATTCTCATCTTTATTGCGCTTGAAATACACAGATACGATTTTTGGCAAGCAATATTTGCGTCGCTTGAATCAGTTAGATATGCCTGATGTCTATAAGGCAGTCAACGCTTTACAAGCTACCGCATGGGTAATCAACAAAGAAGTATTAGAAGTAATGAAACTTTGTAGAGAACAAGGTTATATTCCGTGCTCTAGCGAAAACAGTAATGTTTTGTCTCTGTATGATACAGGAGCACCCTTAAAACCTACAGCAAATGCAACAGAAGAAGAGATTAAAGAGTATAAGAAAAAAGCAGTTATTCACTATAAGACTGAAAAACGCCGTATGTCTCTGCAAAATAGAGCAAATGGTACTATAAATACAGCAGATAAATATAGTAAATACCAGCATATCTACTTCCCATGGAATATGGACTTCCGTGGACGTATGTATCCTATCCCCTCTTTCAGTCCGCAAGGTGATGATTTAACTAAAGGCTTATTGCTCTTTGCAGACACACCTCCCTGCCAACATGAAGAAGACATCAAATGGCTTGCAATTATAGGTGCTAATTTAGCAGGTGTAGATAAAGTTAGCTATGATGATAGAATAGCATGGGTATATCAGCATGAAGAAAATATATTAGCATCTGCTGCTGACCCTATGGGGCATCAATGGTGGCTGCAACAGGATGAGCCTGTACAAATGCTTGCCTTCTGCTTTGAGTGGGCAAAAGCTAAGCAATGGATAGCTGAGCATGGCTCTATTGTTGGATGGGTAACAGGTCTCCCCTATGCTCAGGATGGAACGTGCTCCGGTCTGCAACATTTCAGTGCTATCCTTAGAGACCCTATTGGTGGTAAGGCTGTAAACCTTGTACCCCAAGACAAACCAAATGACATCTATGCACAAGTAGCAGAAAAAGTCAATGAGTTTTTGAAAAAAGATGCTATGAATGGAACTCTTGATGAATGGAACGATGAAAAAATGCGCTTAGATTATGGCACTAAGGCAAAAGCTCAGATATGGCTTAATTATGGTGTCAATCGCAAGGTAACTAAAAGACCTACTATGACATTAGCTTATGGTGCAAAAAAAGCAGGTTATACCGAACAAATTATGGAGGATACAATCAAAAAGGCTATGCGTGAGCATCCTGATGATTGTGTCTTTACACAACAAAACTGCTATCAATGCGCTCAGTATATGGCAGGGTTGATATGGGATGCTGTGGGACAAACAGTTGTTAAAGCTGTGGAGGGTATGGATTGGCTACATAAATGTGCTAAACTTGTCACAAAAAATTCAAATGTTGTGTCATGGACTACCCCTTTAGGTTTATTACTGCAACAGAGCTATGTCAAGTATGAAATTGAAATTGTTAAACTCAGATGCTCGGGTAAAAGATTTCGCATTTATACCCCACATCAAACAGGGCAGATTGATAAACTCAAACAAACGAATGGCATAGCACCAAACTTTATTCACTCGATGGATGCTTGTCATTTGCAGATGACTTTATGTGCTGCGGAAGATGCAGGAATTAAACACTTTGCAATGATTCATGATTCTTATGGCTCTCCTATATCGCAAGCACAGTTAATGTATGATATTGTACGTGAACAATTTGTGAAAATGTACACAGAACATGATGTGTTGTCTGATTTTAGAGAATGTTTGCAACCTTTAGTGGAGAAACCCTTACCTACCCCACCGGAAAAAGACACACTAGACCTTAATATAGTAAAAGATAGTAAGTACATCTTTTGTTAATGGGTCACAGAATATTGAAGAAGAGACAATAGATAACTATAGATTCCTATAGATTCTATAGAGACCTTTAAGTACCTAAGGTTATGTTATTAATAACTAATAATAACTTACCTAAGGTAACTAAAGGTCTCTATTGTCTTTATAATCCCTTTAGTTTACTTTAGTTACCTAAAGAAATGCTAATGGGTCACAGAATATTGAAGAAAAGACAACACGCTTTTCAAAATCTAAATCGCGCCGTTTCTATTTCCTTTCTGTGTTGTCTTTTCCTCAATAAATTTTAAGGAGGTTAGTCTATGTTAGAATCTGAAGCCTTTAAGGGGCAGACTATTAAGGTAACGAGTGGTATACATGCAGGCAAATGGGGGTTCCTTGATGAGAAGGGTACATATGCTGCATGTGTGAAGCTTGAAGATGCAGGTATTAATAATCCCTTTACTCCCTATATCATTGGATATGAAAAACTTGAACCCCTCGGTGTAAATGCACCCATTGATTCTGATGCTTGCTGTGACAGCAAAGATGCTTCTGCCCCCAACACAAAGTATTATGATGAACACTATGCATCTATGGTAGGTTTAGAGCCTATTGAGCTGATGCAGCTTGTGTTGTCTCTTCCCGAATTTGTGGGTTTTCTCAAAGGTAACATCATCAAATACTCTATGAGAGCTGGAAAGAAGCAAGGTGAAGCTGCAGAAAAGGATATTGCCAAAGCTAAACGCTATATCGAATGGCTCATGAAACTTGGCTATAAGATGCCAATTAATCCAAAGGAGGACTAAAAAATTTGGTAAACATTAAATTCAAAAAACTTGACCCTAAAGCCACTCTTCCCCAAGCAATGACAGGTGGAGCTGCTGGACTTGACTTGGTTTGTCTTAACCGCATTGCGGTGACACCGAACCGCTGGTCTTCAAAGGCAGCTATTGTCCGTACAGGCTTGGCTATGGAACTGCCTAGTGGCTATTATGCTGAGGTTGTCTTGCGCTCCTCTACAGGCAGAGACACCAAACTCAGACTTGCTAATCAGGTCGGGATTGTTGATTCGGATTATCGTGGTGAAATCATGTTGTATGTGGAGAATTTAGGTGACCATCTTGAAATTATTGATGCTGGTCAAAGAATTGCGCAACTGTTGATTCACAAGATTGAAGAAGTGGTGATTGAAGAAGTCACTGAGGAGCTGTCTAAGACCGAAAGAGGTCTTGAAAGTGGCAGCACCGGAAAAGGTACTAAACCTGCTGTAAAGACTAGAAGAGTTAAGGAGGTAACTAAGGATGCCTAAGTTTAAAGTCGGAGACAGAGTATATGTTGATGGCTACACTACACCAAATGCTAGAAATAAAAGAGTGCATGTTAAGGGTAATGGTACGGTGAAGGAAGGTGACTTTATCTATGCCATAGTTATGGATAAACCTTTTGTAGATGAGTTTGGACTTACACACACCCTCTTTGCAGCAGCCGAACGAGAATTAAGTCCTCTTAAAGTTACTAATCAAAAAGACAATAAGCTTGTTTTTTACATCAAAGACCGCACAGTCCATTGCAAGCTGTTCAGTGCTGAAGGTTGGGTGTCTCATACACAGGCAACATGCAGTCCTGATGATACTTTTGACTTCCTCACAGGTGTACAGATTGCACTGCAACGTATGCTGAAGGAACAGAACAAAGAGTTGGTACTTCCTGCTCTTAAAAACATTAAATTTATTGATTTTAATTAAAAGGAGGTAACTAAGGATGCCTAAGTTTAAGGGTGGTGACAGAGTAAAATGCATTGCAGCGCATGATGGCAATGAGGCTATTGTTGGACAGACAGGTACTGTGCGTTATACTCTCTCTACGTCTGGTGAGGTAGCCATTGAATTTGATAATAATGTAGACGGACATGCATTAACTGCAACCCTAAAATGTGAAAAAGGACACGGATGGTATGTAGCAGCGGAAAAGCTTGTACGTATCCCTAAACCTAAACCTAAACATGACCCTAAGATTATTATTTACCGCCAAGGCAATAAGACCTTTGCAAAGTATGTGGTAGACAAAAGTGTGGTAGCAGAAACTTGTGCTACTTGTAGTCCTGAAGATACCTTTTCTTTCATTGCAGGAGCACAGCTCGCTTTTGCACGTTTTATCCAACACTACGATGTTAAACCTATACTCTTAAAAGAAACATTAAAGAATATTGAAATTATTTAAAAATAAAGGAGAATAACAAACATGGCAAAGAATGATTTTGCTCAAATCACAACCCCTGCTGGTGAGGCGGTGTACCCTAAGCTCCGCAGCACTGAAGTCTTTGATGGCGAGGATACCGGAAAGTATGTCTGCGGTATCAAATTGTCTAAAGAAGACACTGATAAGCTGATTCAACGTATCGAAAATGAATGGGAGATGGCTAAGAAGTCTCCCGACTTTGACGGCAAACGCTATGGTCGCAACTCTGCCCCTGCCCTTGGTTTCCATGAGGACAAAGATGGTGATATTGTCTTTAAGGCTAAGACCAACGCTGTTATCAAGACCAAAGCTGGTGATGTTATCGAAAAGACTATGGTTGTCTTTGATAAGAAGGGCAAACCTATGGATGAAGAGATGGAAGTAGGTAATGGCTCTACCATCCGTCTGTGTATGCTTCTGCGCCCCTTCTACGCTTCTGCTACTGTCTATGGTATACAACTGCTCCTGAAAGCTGTTCAGGTACTGAACTATGTTGCCCCTGCTGCTGGTGCGGTATCTGCAGATGATTGTGGCTTTGATGTAGAAGAAGAATTTGATGAGGATAAAGTACCCTTTGCTGATGAGGGTGCAGACTTTTAAAGCCTATGGCTATTAAATTTAACCGCAGAGGCGGCTTTTCCACTCTCAACAAACCCTATCGTAGCGGTTTAGAAGACCGCCTAGCGCAGCAACTTGAAAATGCAGGTGTACCTAAGGTGTACGAAAAATACTCCATCGCCTACGAGATTCCTGCCACAAAGCACCATTATACCCCTGACTTCATCCTGCCTAATGGTATTATCATTGAAGCCAAGGGTATCTTTGAAGCTGCTGACCGCAAGAAGCATCTGCTTATCAGACAACAATATCCAAATTTAGACATACGCTTTGTATTCTCCAACGCTAAGACAAGAATCGGTACAGGAGCTAAGACTACTGTGGCTGAATGGTGCGACAAACATGGTTTCCAATACGCCAGCCGTGAGATTCCCTCTCGGTGGTTCAAAGAGACCATGAAGGACACCAATGGTCTTGTCCTGCGTGAAAAAGGTGAGCGTATTGTCACTCTTTAAATTCAAAGAGCGCATTAAGACCACACAGATATGTGTTGTCTTAAGAAACCTAAAGGGTAAGCGCAAACGTGAGCTGTTTAGGGAAGCTTACAGACAAGGTGAAGTTGACACAGGCTTTCACTTTATTGTCTTCAATAATGGTCTTTTTGAGACCGACAGAGAAATAAAGGCAGTTGCCGGATATAACCTGCCTGAATGTGAGACTTCTGTGTATGTCTTAGCTGATACGCTGGGACGAAAGAAAATATCCGATGCTCAGCAGTATGTGCTGAATGAGCTAAAGGTACAGTATGATGTGCCTATAAAATTTATTACTGACGAGGTGTAACTTATGGAGACACATCAACCCTGCCCTGCTTGTGGCAGCCATGATGCCTTAACCATCTATGAAGATGGACACAGTTATTGTTTCTCATGCAACACCTATTTTCGCAGCAGCAAGGAGGAGAAAAAATTGTCAAGTGGATTAAAGAAACAAGGTCTGATAGACCTACAGGACATGGTGGTCTCCCCCTTGCCTAAGCGAAAACTGACAAAACAAACCTGTGCTAAATATGGCTACTTTACCTCTAAGGTACATGGTAAGCCTGTGCAGGTAGCTTGTTACTATGATGATGACAATAAACTGCTTGGTCAGAAAATCAGATATGCTGATAAGACATTTGAAGCTAGAGGGTCTTTTAGTGAGAGGTTCTTCGGGCAACATCTGTTCCAAGGTGGTGGCAAGAAGCTGGTAGTGACTGAGGGTGAGATTGATTGTCTTACAGTATCACAGGTACAGGGTAATAAATATCCTGTTGTGAGTATCCCTACAGGTGCTGCTAGTGCTGCTAAGGTCTTCAGAGCTAACTTTAATTGGTTAGAGAGCTTCGAGGAAGTCATTGTCATGTTTGATATGGATGATGTCGGACGTAAAGCTGTAAAGGCTGTCAGCGGTATCCTGTCCCCTAACAAGCTTAAGATAGCATGGTTACCTTGCAAAGACCCTAATGAGTGCTTGCAAGAGGGCAAGAGCGACGCTGTTGTAAAAGCTGTTTGGGAAGCCAAGACATACACCCCTGCTGACATTATCAAAGGTGATGACTTGTGGGAGGTATTGTCTAAGCATGAAGAATCCCTGAATTACCCTCTACCTTGGGATATTCCCCTACAGAACATGACTGATGGTCTACGTAAAGGTGAGCTTGTTGTTATCACAGCAGGTACAGGTATAGGCAAAACTACGTTCGTTAGACAACTAGCCTACCATCTTGGTACTGAGTGCTATTGTAAAGTAGGTATGCTGATGCTGGAAGAAAATGTTAAGCACACCGCCAATGGTCTTGTGTGTCTTAAGTTAGGTAAACCTGCCCATAGACCTATCATTGACAGTGAGTACAAGAAAGCCTTTGAAGACATCATGGATAATTTTGTCTTCTATAATCACTTCGGTTCTATCGAGTGTGAAGACCTCCTTCAGACCATCCGGTACATGGTGACAGGTGAGCAGGTGGATTTTGTTGTCTTAGACCACATCTCCATTGCTATTAGTGGTCTTGACATCGAAAATGAGCGTAAGGCTACCGATGTACTAATGACGAAACTACGTTCGCTTGTAGAGGAAACAGGTGTAGGCATGTTGGTTGTCTCTCACCTGCGCAGAACTGATGGTACTCCGGCTGAAGAAGGTGGCGCACTTTCCCTCTCCCACCTGCGTGGGTCACAGGCTATCTCACAGCTCTCTGATGCTGTGTGGGGTCTTGAAAGAAACCAACAGGATGAAGGGGTGAAGAAGAACCTTGTACGTGTCAGGGTGCTAAAGAACAGGTATAGTGGTGATACAGGTATCGCCGGATACCTTGCATATGACAAGGAGCATAATATCTTAAACGCTGTAAAGGACTTATCAGAGTACGAAGCCCCTGCATGTCCTTTTGATACTGATGAAACAGAGAAAGGAGATTTTTAGATGTTTGAAATCTTAGAGAAGCTTATTGATTGGTGTACTTCCCTGCTGTCTTGGTTGTCTCGTAAGCAGGTTGAAGCTGCTAAGGCTCGCATCAAGAACTGCAATAGCATGATTCATAATGCCAACAAAGCTAAGATGGCATACTTGCAGAAGCATGAGAAGACAATCAATGCTCTTGAAAATGAGCGTGAGCGTATGGAATACTTCCTGTCGCAAGATGCTGTGGAGCTGTAAGCTATGCTCTACTTTGATATTGAAACTGATGGTCTGCTGGACAATGTCACTAAGGGGCATTGTCTAGTAATCATCGACGAACAGAACAACATTTCAGCTTACAGACCTGATGATTTTAAAAAAGGAGCTATGCGATTAATCGCTGCTCTGAGGGATGGAGAGTGCATCTGTGGGCATAACATCATCAACTATGACTGTGCTGTCCTAGCTAAGCTCTATCCTGAGTTTCGCATAAAGCGAGAATGGAGACCACAAGTTTTAGATACCCTTGTACTTGCACGTCTTATCTGTGGCAACATAGAAGATACTGACCACGCTAGAGTACGTAATGGTACACTCCCTGCTAAGTTACTTGGTAGACAGTCTTTAAAGGCATGGGGTTATCGCCTTGGGGAACTTAAAGGTATGTATGGTGAGCAAGAGGATGCATGGGATTCTTTCAGTGAAGAAATGCTCTCCTATTGTGTGCAGGATGTCACTGTCACAAAGAAGCTCTATACATACCTTATGAAGATTGGAGCACCTGCTAAGGCTATAGAGCTGGAGCATCAAGCACAATGGCTGATGTCTAAGCAGGAGCGAAATGGTTTTGTCTTTGATTTAGAAAAGGCAGAGAAGCTGAGGGAAACCTTAGAGGTGCGTTATGCTGTGTTGTCTTCTCAGCTTGTGGCGATTGTGCCACAGATACCTGATAAAGTCTTTGTACCTAAAAGAGACAACAAACGCTTAGGCTATAAAAAAGGTGTACCTATTCAAAGATATAAAGACTTTAATCCTAGCAGCAGACAACAGGTAGCATGGGTGCTGGAGCATCAATTTAATTACCTGCCGGAAAATGAAGACTGCTATGAGGATGAGCGTCTGAAGATTGATGGTGATACCTTTAAGTTCATTAAGGGTGACGAAAATGCCCCACAGAAACTGAGAGACTTAGCTGCTGTCTTTGAAGAATATCTTATGGTAGCTAAGCGTCTTGGACAGCTTGCTACAGGTAACCAAGCGTGGCTGAAGCATGTTAAAGCTGATGGTAGAATCCATGGCAGCGTAAACCCTTGTGGTACTGTAACAGGGCGTGCTACCCATGCGAATCCTAATGTTGCCCAAGTCCCCCACGTTGGTAGTCCTTATGGTCAAGAGTGCAGGGAGTTGTTTAGAGCACCTGAAGGTTGGTATGAGGTGGGTGTAGATGCCTGTGGCTTGGAGCTTAGGTGTCTTGCACACTATCTTTATCCCTATGATAAAGGTGCTTATGCCCATGTTATCTTGAATGGTGATATTCATACATTGAATCAACAGGCTGCTGGGTTGCCTACTAGAAACGCAGCTAAGACATTTATATACGCCTTTTTGTATGGTGCTGGCGATAAAGCTATTGGTAAACAGCTTGGCGGTGATGAAAAGGTTGGCAAGCAGGTAAAGAATAAATTCCTGAAGGCTACCCCTGCTATCAAGATGCTGCGTGAAGCTGTCAAGAATACGCTCGTGGTTGAGTACCACGGAAAAATTAAAGAATGGAAACGAAAATATTTAAGAGGGTTGGATGGAAGACATCTCCATGTGAGAAGTCTACATTCAGCTCTCAATTTGCTTTTACAGTCCTGTGGTGCATTGATATGTAAAAAATGGATATGCCTATGGGAAGAAAATATGATTAAAACTGGCTATGACCATGGAAAAGATTTTCAATTCATGGCATGGGTGCATGACGAGGGGCAGTTGTCTTGTAGAACTAGACAGATTGCTGAAGAAGCTGTGAGAATTGCCCAAGAATCTATGAGACAGACCCAAGAATATTATGGAATCAGATGTCAATTAGATACCGAGGGAAAGATTGGTAGAAATTGGTATGATTGTCATTGAGGTGTAAGAATGTTTAACATCCCTACTCTACTCTTAGTCATATGCACCGCCTATACCCCTGCCTTTGACGAATGTGGTAAGACAGATGGAATCACCGCCAGCGGACACCCTGCTATCCAAGGGGTGACTGTGGCGTGTGATGGCTTGCCATTAGGTACTGAAGTTGTCATAGATGGACACAGCTACATCGTTCAGGACAGGTTTGGTGGTGGACATGGTAAGACAAAAATTGATATTTTTATGAATACTAAAACCGAAGCCTTTAGGTTCGGAAGACAAACAAAAATTGTGGAGGTAAAGCCCTATGTCGAAACAAAAGCAACCTTTTGTGCCAAAGATTGGTCAGAAGGTCTATATCAAACGTCAGAACTCCTTAGGAGAGACAATCTACTTTGAAGGTGTGGTAAATCGTATCCGTGTGGAAGTTAAGTGTAAGCAAGGAAACTTCGTGACTGTGGCTTCTCCACATGCCTTAGAGACCAAAGCTAAAGGTTTCGCAACAGGAGGTGACCTGTTCTAATGCCTACTGTTGACCTTATTTCGATGACACCTAACTACATGGCACTCTTAGAGTGTGCCTGCAAGCAACCCTATGGTAAAGACGTTACTGAGAAGTCCATTAAGAAGATTATTGAGAGCGGACATCTTAGTGTCTTGGAACACTGCTATGCTTCTTTTCTCGTAACCTGCTCTGTGCGTGTCTTAGGGCAACTTACACGCCACCGCCATCTTTCCTTTACCTGTAAGTCTGCAAGAGGTAGTCAGTTTGATACTCTTGTGAATCCATACACTCTTAGAAGTGTGCCTTTGGATGACTTTAACGTAGGACGTACTTATAAATCTGCTTTGAATGATGATGACACAAAAGAGGAACAGGCTGCCTACTTCCTGCCCCAAGGTGCTGAAACATCTTTAGTAGTAACAGGTAACTTCAGAGCATGGTATGAGTATCTGCCTAAGCGTATGTGTAAGCGTGCAATGCCTGAACATAGACAGTTAGCTCAAATGATTCAAGAGCGGTTAGCAGATGCAGCTCCGGAAATCTTTGACCGCAACTTTCTGAATTGTAAGAACTGCACAGAAAGGAGTTGTGATTTTAAATGAAGTGGAGTAATATCGCTATTTATGTCCTCTTTTTTATCCTGTTTTGCATTGTTTTCTATGGTCTGATTATTGGTGGTATTCTTGGTTTTCTCCACCTGTTGATGGAGGTCTTCAATCTTGGCTTCTAAAAATTTACATTTGCTCTTTGATGCTGACATGATTGTCTTTCGCACCTGTGCAGCAGCAGAGCAGGAAATTAATTGGTATGGTGACCTGTGGACACTGCATTCCGACTTAGCAGAGGTTAAGGATGCTATTGACACAATGATTGTCAGTATCACCGATAAAGTCCTGCGTCACATGGAGCACGAGGGTGCTTATAACATTACCATGTGCTTTTCCAGCTACCCCTACTTTCGCTCTAAAGTCTATCCACCTTATAAGCTCAATCGTGTAGCCAAAAGAAAACCTCTTGCCTACCATTCTGCCGTAGAGTGGGTAAAGCAAAACTATAATGTGTTGTCTATCCCCGGTCTTGAAGCTGATGACCTCTTAGGTATCTATGGTACAACGCCTGATACCGCTGCTGTTATTATCAGCGGTGACAAGGATATGCGGTCTATTCCCTGTCCTTTTTATAACTTCATTCAGGATACATTCCATAAGACAACACAGGAAGAAGCTGATTATCAATTCTTATATCAGACCCTTGTCGGTGATGCTACTGATAACTACAAAGGTTGCCCTAAGATTGGAGAGGTTGGTGCAAAGAAAATTCTTGACAAAGATTGCTCATGGGATGCCGTGGTGGCTGCCTATGCTAAAGCAGGTTTGTCTGAAGAAGAAGCTCTGACACAGGCAAGGGTTGCTCGTATTCTCAGATATGAGGATGTTGATAAAGACCTTAAGCCTATCCTTTGGACACCCAAAGGGTCACAAAAGAGACAATAAAGTAAAGGGGCATATAAGTGACAATGAATATTAATATTGTATCTAATAAAGGGGATGATGGAGAAAAACTACCATATGTAAACCCTGTAATTTATGAACATTTAGAGAAAGCCTACAGTCTTGGTAGCCTTATGACACACAATGCCAAAAACAATGACGAGTTAATTGGATATATTAGGGGCGTTATGGATGTGCTGGGGCATATCAAGGCTATGGCTAACTTGAATGATGAGGAGTGATAAGATGTGCTGGAAGATTAAGACACCCAGCGTAAACACTGATGTATCTGCATCCTCCTTAGTACCGGAAACCAATGCAAAAGACCCTGATAGTCCTGAGTATGGTGGTACTACTGATACCTTTAACAAGAAGAAAGGTAGACAACAACTGACGATTGCACGCAATGGTGTGTATAATCCCACGCAGTTGTAGGAAGGAGGAAAGATGTGTAGCAGAAAACCAAAAGTAGAACAAGCTGCTCCTGCTGCTGCCCCTGTTGCAGCACCCTTGAAGATTGATAATGTTGCTGAGGATACCAAAAAGGCGAATCCGAACGCTAAGACCAAGGGTAAAAAGAAGCTTACCATCACTCAGATTGGTAGTGGTACAGGGGTGAATCTTTAATGGCAGAGACAGCAAAAGCTTTATATGAGCGATTGGCTATTGAGAGAGAGGTATATATTGATAGAGCTGAGGATTGTGCAAAGTATACAATCCCTTTTTTATTCCCTAAAAAAGAAGCTAATGGTACTACTAAGTACCCTACGCCCTACCAAGCGGTAGGAGCAAGAGGTGTCAATAATCTCACATCAAAGCTGGTATTAGCTCTGTTCCCCCCGAACACACCTTTTTTCAGACAAGACATCCGAGATGATGTCCTGAAATACTATGAGAGCAAACCCGAAGACAAACAAGAGATAGAGCAAGCATTAGTACAAAGAGAACAAACGGCTCAGAAATACTTTGAATCTTCGCAAATGCGTGTCTCCATGGAGGTGTGTCTGAAACAGCTTATTATAGCTGGCAATGCTTTACTGTTCTTCCCTCCTAAAGAGGGGGGCATTAAAGTATATAAGCTGAATAGTTATGTAGTACAAAGAGATTTTGTGGGACACCCTATTCAGATGATTACTTGCGACAAACTTGCTATCAATACCCTGCCCTATGAAGTCTTAGGACAACTAGATATTGATTTGTCTACCAAACGTGGTGATGAATTGGTAGAGGTCTATACTCATATTACCTATTCGTCTAAAGACAACAGATATTATAGTTACCAAGAGATTGAGGGTAAACAGATTGATGGCTATGAGCAGTCTTTCCCTGCTGATGTTTGTCCTTGGATTCCTGTCCGTCTCTTTAAGATGGATGGTGAACATTATAGTCGCTCTTATGTTGAGGAATATATTGGTGACTTAAAGACCCTTGAAGGTCTCTCTAAAGCCATTGCAGAGATGTCTGCTATTGCTGCTTCTGTAATCTACCTTGTGCGACCAAATGGTGTGACACAGCCTAGCAAGATTATGAAGACAAAAAATGGTGGCTTTGTAACAGGTAACAAGGAAGATGTTACTTGCCTGTCGCTGGACAAAACCCAAGATATGCAGATTGCCAAGATGACTGCTGATGCTATCGAAAGCAGGTTGTCTTATGCCTTCATGTTAAATTCTGCTGTCCAAAGGTCAGGAGAGAGGGTGACGGCTGAGGAAATCCGCTATGTGGCTAATGAGTTAGAAGATACCCTTGGTGGTATTTACTCTATCCTGTCACAAGAATTGCAGCTCCCCTTAGCTAATACACTGTTAAATATCCTTTCCAAAAAAGGTGAAATTGCAGATGTCCCTAAAGATATTGTGTCCCTTGCCGTAACTACAGGCATGGAAGCTATCGGACGTGGGCATGACCAACAGAAGCTTACTGTCTTTATTCAAGGCATTGCTCAGATTCCTGATGCAGCATCTGTTGTAAATTGGGAAGGTGTTGCTCGTGCTTGGGCAAATAGTTGTAATCTTGACACCACAGGTTTGATTAAGACTGCCGAACAAATTCAGCAGGAACAACAACAAGCACAAATGATGGCAATGGCACAGGCTGCTATACCTAACGCAACCAAAGGTGCTATGGATGCCATGAATCAGCAGACACAGGGAGGTAGTGAAGATAATGGCTGATACTGAAAATCAAAACACACAGGTCAATGAAGAACCCAAGGAAACACAGGTAGATATTACTGATACTACTATTGTTTCTAATGGTGAAGTTATTGATACTGATAACACTGAAGGTGGCAAAGCTGAAGAAGAAACCACCACTGATGAAAAAGACACCAAAGAAGAAGACAAACCTGCTGAGGAGCAGGAAGAGTACCAAAAATCTAAAAGTGAGATTGAATCTGCCAAGACTGAACTTGAAGGTAAGGGTATCGACTATGCTGCCTTAGAAGCTGAATATAATGAGAAGGGTGAGTTGTCTTCAGACAGTTATAAGCTGTTGGAAGAAAAAGGCTACCCTAAAGCTCTTGTAGAAGCAGCTCTCGCAGGTTGGCAAGCTAAGGCTGATGCTTTTGCTAACAAGATTATTGAGGATGCAGGTGGTATCAATGAGTACAAACGCATCCAAAAATTTGTACAGTCACAAGGTGCAGGAGCAGTCAATGCTTTCAATGCTATTGTAAACAAAGACGATTTGTCTGTTGTGGCTGCTTACATTGCAGGGGTAAAGGCGCAGATGGTAGCGCAGCATGGTACTGCTAATCCTACTTTAGGTGGTAGTGGTAACGTGGGTAAATCTAAAGGCTATGCTGATGCCAATGAGATGATTAAAGCTATGAGCGACCCACGCTATGGCAAAGACCTCAACTATATGCATGAAGTAGAGCGTAAAGTCGCTGCTTCTAAATTCTTTGGTTAAGACACAAACGTCAATCCCCTCCCATAAGCGGAGGGTTATTTTTTTTTATTCAAAATTATTAAAGGAGTGATTTAATGGCTGATATGATTATTGCCAACCCCGGTCTTGCCCAATCTGATAAAGGCAAAGACCGCTTAGGTTTATTTCTGAAAATGTTTACCGGTGAAGTTCTCACCGCTTTCTCTCAATCCACTATTACCGGTGGTCGCTTCTCTGAGCGCACTATTGAACATGGTAAATCTGCTATCTTCCCGATTGTAGGTCGAGCAAAGGCTAAATACCTGAAAGCAGGTGAGAACTTGGATGACCTGCGTACTCCCATTGAACACAATGAGCGTACTATTGTGCTGGATGGTCTGCTGACCTCTGACTGCATGATTTTTGATTTGGATGAAGCTATGAACCACTTTGAGTTGCGTTCTAAGTATTCCAAGGAAATGGGCGAAGCATTGGCTGTTGCTCAGGACTGTGCTATCTTGGCTGAAGTAGCTAAGATGATTGTAGAAGACAAAGAGAACCTGCCTACCAATGCTACTACTGGTGTCAAAGGTACTGGCAAAGGTCTGATTGTTACCGAGACTGTGGCAACCGCTGACTATGGCGAAACTGAAGCTATGGGTGTAGCTATCTTTAAGGAACTGCTGAAAATCAAGACCAAAATGTCTGAGAATAATGTTCCGCTGGCAGGTCGCAACTGCTACATCAAACCGATGGCACTCAACGCACTGATTGCTAACAAGGACATCATCAACAAACTGTATGGTGCTTCTATGACCATTGAGGGCAACAACCCTCCGAAACTGATTGGTTTTGATTTGATTGAAGCTCCCCTGCTGACTGAGGGTGGCGTGGATAATGAGAATGTTATCCAAGGTGATGGTCATGTGTTCCCCACTACCTACAAAGACACCTGCCAATTCATTGTGGCACATCCGTCTTCCGCTGGTATCTTGACCCTCAAAGGTTTAGGTATGGAACATGCTCGTCGCCCTGAATATCAGGCAGACCAAATCATTGCTAAATATGCAAAAGGTTTTGGTGGTCTGCGTCCTGAAGCTGCCTTTATGGGTGTTGTAACTCAGGCTTAATTTTAAACTACTAACACTAGGGGATGGCGTATGCTGTCCCCTATTTTTTCTAAAAATGAAAGGAGATGCCAATGCAACTAACAGCATTAACTGAACTTGATGCAGTCAATAGTATCATTGGTACTATTGGTGAAGCTCCTATTAACAGTCTTGAAGAACTGACAGATGTGGATGCTATCAATGCCCTTCGTATCCTGCGGAATATTAGCAGACAAGAGCAGTCCCGAGGATGGACTTTTAACAAAACACCCCACTTCACCCTTAACCCTGATGCAGACACAAAGAAGATTCCATGGAACAGCAATTACTTGTATCTTAAGGATAACCATGGTATTAAGCTTGTCAGACAAGGTGATTATGTAAAAGACCTGTTCAAAGACACACTAATCTTTGAGCACCCTTTAGATGTAGAGATGGTGCTTTATCTTGACTTTGAAAACTTGCCGGAGCAGATGAGAAACTATATCTTAGCTAAGGCATGTTTTGTCTTCCAAAGCTCTTACTTTGGTGATGATAGTCTGACCAAGATTACACAGCAGGAGATTGCTGAAGCATGGCAACATCTGATGGAGTTTGAGGTAGACAATAACAACTACTCAATGCTGGAACATACCTATGTTCATGAGCTGAGATTGAGGTGAGATTATGGGATTGATTAATCAAGACATAAAAAACCTTGTGAGTGGTGTGTCTCAGCAACCGCCTATCCTCAGACACCCTGAACAGCTAGAAGAACAGTTGAATGGCTATTCTAGTGAAGCAGGTGGTTTACAAAAGAGACCCCCTAGTATTCTAGTAGCTAACTTAGGGCGTAAAATAAATGCTTCAGCTAAACCTTTGGTACATTTTATTGACAGAGATGTAAATGAGAAGTATATTGTCTTGTTCACAGGCAGTGATATTGAGATTTATGACATGCAAGGCAACAGGAAGACTGTGAACTTTGCTAGTGGTACTAAACCTTATATTTACACACAGTTGCCACGATATAATTTGAAGCCTATCACGATTGCGGATTATACTTTTATCTGCAACACTCTGCAAAAGACAAAGATGGCTGATACTATTGATAACAATAGTTGGGATGTCCAAGGTCTTCTTGTTAACATCAAAAGTGGTCAGTACGGCAGGACGTATCGTATTGATGTAAATGGCACAACTATCGCAAGCCATGAGACCCCTGATGGTTCAGATAAAAGCCACACAAAACTGATTACCACAGACTACATTGCTCAACAATTAGCCACCAAAGCAAAAGACAATGGGTTTGCGGTTACCACAGGTTCTTCATGGTTATATCTGAAGAAGACAGCCTTTAAAACTGTGACAGGTGAGACAGTTTATTTACAACCCACCACATCTCCTGTACAACAAGAAGACCGCTTTAAAGGATTAGCTTTTACAGGGCATTTTCATACTTGGAGTGCCTTTCCAACTGTTATAACTCGTAATGATTATACTATAACAGTCAAATTTCCTACTGAAGAAAATCTACGTGCAAATTCAAATGAGAGTTTTGATAGTGATTATGCTGCTTATAAAAAGATGGTGTCAGAAATCACACGCTGTCAGAATGATAAATGGAAAGTAACCAATAAAGTGATAACACAACAGGCTAACCATTTAGATTTGTACAGCACGATGAATGTCTATACACTCACATGGACTGTATCTACCTCTATTCCTAGTAATTCAAAAGCTTATTCTTTAATTGATTCCGCTACTGTCTATGATGGCTATAATAATCAAGCAGCTTTCGGTATTCTAAAGTTTGTTCAGAAATTTTCTAATCTACCTGTCAATGCTCCTGATGGTTTTACTGTTAAAATCACCGGAGAAGAAGGTAGCAGTACAGATGATTATTATGTCTCTTATGTGGCAGAAGACCAAGTATGGCGTGAATGTGCAAGACCATCAATGAAGAATCATATTGATAATACTACTATGCCCCACGTTTTAGTACGTGAAGCAGATGGTACTTTTACTTTCAAATGCGCTGATTGGTCTGTACGTGATGTCGGGGATGAAGATAGTAACCCTGAACCCTCCTTCATTGGTGGGACAATAAATGATGTCTTCTATCATCGTAATCGCTTAGGCTTTCTTAGTGGTGAAAACATTATCCTTACTCGCTCTGCTGACTTCTTTAACTTTTGGATGACAAGTGCAACCAAAGTGCAGGACACAGACCCTATCGACTTAGCAGTCGCTGATAATACCATTAGCACACTATATAATGCTGTCACGTTTGATACTGACCTTATCTTGTTTAGTCAAGAAGCACAATTCATGCTCTCTGCTGATGGTATCTTGACACCTACAAGTGCTAATCTGTCCCCGGCAGTTACCCACTATGAAGCTAGTCTTAAGGCTAAGCCTGTTAATGCAGGACGCAATGTGTACTTTGTAGCTGAAAGAGCTAAATATACCACTGTGCGTGAGTTCTTCACCGCAGCAGACAACACAGATGCTAAGGATGTTCAAGACATAACATCCCATGTTCCTAACTATATTCCTAATGGTGTGTATAAAATCATTCCCTCTACTGTTGAGAATGTTATGCTTTATCTCACTGAAGGTGCTGAGACATCAATATATGTCTATAAGTACCTTTTCATTGATAGCCAACGTGTACAGGCTGCATGGTCTAAGTGGGATATGCAAGGTGTTGTCTATGGAGGGCAATTTATTGATAACTATCTCTATCTGATAGTTGAGCGTAATGGCTATTACTGTTTGGAGAAAATCTCTTTTACCATTAATACTACTGACTTTGATGGTGAAGCCTATCGTATCTTATTGGATTGCAAACATTCCTATCAGATTCCTGCTGAGTGTTATGATTCCCTTAAAGATGAAACTACTGTGAATATAAGTGATATTTTTGGGGAGATATATGAGCAGGATAGACAATATAGTGCTGTTGCTCCGGATGGTACATACACTAAAGCTAAAGAGGGAAAGCTAGTCTTTATTGGTGATTATTCTAACCAAGTATTGACTGTAGGTATCAATTATAATTTTAAGATTGTTATGTCAACCATTATGGTTAAGCAGTCTGACAATGGCAGCACTCAGGCTCTTATTGAGGGCAGATTGCAGTTACGGCAGATGTGGTTTAACTATGCTGATAGTGGCTACTTCAAAGTAACTGTGGATATTAAAGACAAACAAGCCTATGTCTATGAGTATACCTCTAGGCTCTTAGGTACTCGCTTTAATATCTTAGGTGCAATGCCCTTTACCACAGGCTCTTTTAAGTTCCCTATACAAGCCAAAAATGAGAATGTAAACGTTTGTTTGGAAACAGACACCCCACTCCCTGTATCTCTTGTGGGTGCAGGTTGGATTGGCAACTACCAAAGGAGGACAAGACTATTTTAAAAGTATCTAAATTAACCATTGAACAGCTCTGTAACTTCAGAGAAAATATGCGTGATGAAGACAAAATGGAATGGTTCTATGCTTCAAATACATCCTTTGGTCTCACTGAGGTTGAGGAGTTAAGCAATGCTTTGTGTCTTTATGAGGATGAGACACAAAGGGTTTATGCCATTGGTGCTATTGATTCCTATTTAATATGGGTTGTCTGTACTAATGAGGTGGATGTGCACCCTATTAAGTTCCTACGCTTCTGCAAGCCTTTCTTTAAACGATGGGTAACACATCATGTTTATAATTATGTGTGGCTTAGGAATAAGCGACATGTACAATGGCTTAAATGGTTGGGAGCTGAATTTGGCAACTACACAAGAATCAATGGAGAACTATTTCAGAAATTTACATTATACCCAATAAAGGAGTGATGTCTTATGTGCAGTCCTATGGTGGCTGCTGGTATCAGTACAGGCTTGCAAGTAGCAGGTGACTACATGGGACAACGTGCGCAAGCTAAGGCAGCACAGGCTACCATGAACGCACAGGCTAAGGCAGCTATTACTGAGATGAATTGGAATATCATGGATTTAGAACAGCAGCGCACAGATGCCTTTGACCAAGCTGTCGCAGAAATCAGCAACACTAGGTTAAACTCTATGCAGCTCAATAGTGGCGTAAAGGCTGCTGTGAATGAGACCATGAGCGGACGTACAGCTAACCTCATTGTACGTGCTGCCGAAGGTGATACTGCTCGTGCAGTATCCTCTATCCAAGATAACTACCAACGTAAATCTAATGAGGTTGACCTGAATCGTGAGCGACAGGTAAAATCTACTCACGAATTTTTAGAGAACCTTAATGCTTCTGCACCTAAGATGCCCAGCAGATTCACTAACTTTTTGTCTTCTGCTGCCACAGGTTTGAATAATTATACACAAGCTAAGAATATTATGAATCAGCAGAAGATTACAGGTGGCATTGGAAAGACAGCCAAGACTGCTACTAAGACATGGGTAGGTAACGCTCCACGTAGTGTCCATGAGAAGCTAGGTATTGGCAATGGTATTTACAGGAGGTAAGAAGATTGAGTAAAGAAGTACAGGCAGCAATAGGTACTCAAAGGCAGTTTGCAAAACAACCGGAGATTCCCTATGCGCTGTCCTTAAATAAATTCAGTGCATCTGCAGGCATCTCACAACGTACAGATTTAGATGCACAACGCTTAGCATCATCTTTAGGTCTCCTTGGTAAGAATATCATGGAAGAACGTATTGCTGATGAAAAGCGCACCCAAGACCAAGCAGTATTGGTTAATGCAGACAAACTCCTTGCAGGTAAGACCCAAGAAGACCTGAAGAAGTTTGACCGCATGGCTGCTTTGCAGAATTCTAGTGATGAATTTGACTTGACAGATAACCGCTATGCTATGGCTGTTCTTGAAAAAGGCATTGGTAAAATGGCAAGCCAATATGCCAAAGAGCAATGGGCAAATGACCCTGCTTCTGAAAAGCCTAAGAGCGTTTCCGAAGCTGTTAGTCTTTTCAATAAGTATCTACAGGAAAACAGAGCTAACTTCAGTGATGAAGGTATCTCTAATAAAGTAGCATTTGACCAAGGCTATTATGAAGGTGCTGTCCAAGACACAATAAAAATAGCTAATGAAGCTGACAAGAGAATCAATGATGATAAGCGTCAGAAGATGGTCATGCTGGGTTCTAGTGAGCTTCAAGACCTTGTGTATAGTGGAGCTAAAGGTGAAGACTTCCTCACTCGTGGCAGTGAAGCATTGCGCAAGATTCAGTTAGGTACGAGGGATAGAGATGGGTTCATTAAAGCTGTTGCCCCTCTTGCTCAGATGATTGCTGACCAAGATTTTGATACGGCAAGATTGGATGCCTTAGGTGACTATCAGTACGAAGATGGTTTGTCTTTAAAGCAGATGGTAAACCTCTATCCCTCCTATACAAAGATTGCAGATAACTTCAATCTGAGAGTTACTGATGATATTGTGTCTAAGTGCACACGCCCTGATGGCACTATTGACCTCTCAAAGGCTGAAGCATTGTTGTCTAAGTTACCTGCGGAAACTACAAATGCTGATGGTATTCCTGAAGCTAATCTGCCTATCTCACAGGGAGACAACCCCGACTTAACAGACCTGTCACCTATTATGAAAAGCGTGTTGCCTATGGTTGGTGGTGCTATCTATCAGCTAGGCTTTAAGGATGCACAGATTACTAGTGGTTATCGCACAGCAGAGCATAATGCATCTGTGGGTGGTGTACCAAACTCAGAACATACCCAAGGTAATGCTGTGGATATTTACTTAGGTGACAATGTGGATGAAGCACAGGCTAATAAAGCATTGTCTTATTTTAAGCAGTATTTTGGTGAGGTCTTATTCCATGATGCTGGCACAGGCAGACATCTGCATCTTGCTGATTACCATGGTGGTATGAAAGCTGCTAATCCTAAAGAACAGTCTGCTGCTGCCTATAATCCCCAGCGCATCAATAAGATACGTCAGGCTATCTATGCTAAACAGGCACAAGCACAACGTGTTAAGGCACAACGTGATGCAGATGAAAGAGACAGAATCAATATGGCTCTTTTACAAACCAATGACCCAAGTGAGCAGATGCAGATTATAAATAGCTCTAATTTACCGGAGACAACTAAGGCTACTATGATTCGTGCTATCACACGTCAAGCACGGCAGTCAGCTAAAGGCTATGGTAATGATGCAGAAGCTAAACATTTTTGGTCATATGAAAATGGCTATCAATATATTAAAGATACTCAGACATACGCCGAATGGTATAAAGCTTATCAAGACCCTGATGTTGATGGTGATTCTGATGAATACAAGGCTTTGCAAAAGAGAGCCAATAGAGCTACAGCAAGACTTAATGCCTTGCTAGAGTTTAAAAAGAAACGTGGGTATATCCCTAGTGAGCAAGAGACAACACAGTCTACCTCTAAATCAAACTATGACCCATCAAATGATACCCCTACTCTTTCAGATTATGACCAACAGATAGCTCAATTAAAAATCTTAGTCAATAGTAACCCCACTGATGATAGAGGTGTTCCTTTAGATGAAGACCAAATTCACCGCAGAGTTGAGGTTCTTGCACAACAAGCAGGTCTTGATGTAAATAAAGTTTTACGTGATGTCTTTGGTGCTGAAGGTAATATAAATGATATGTTAGCAGATGCTAGAGGGGAATAGGAGGAATTATGGCTAAATTTGATATGTATGATGCATGGCATAAGATGGATGATGATTATGTCAGCGGTGTTGATTTACAAGCCAAAGGACAAGAACAGCTCTCTAATACCAAAGTTAACCCCTTGCATGATTTAGCAGAGAGTGTTACTGAATGGATTGAAGACATGGACAAAGCAGGTCAGAAGCTTGCTGTGGCTGCTGGTGAAGCCTATAAAACAGGTAATTTTGATGCTATTGATGATATGGCTTTACCGGACGTTGATGCATCTTCTCCCTCTCCTGCACAAGAAAAGGTTGCACAGGCTTTGCAGGATGCTGTGGATGATGCTCGCTATGTGGCTACCAAAGACCCCCTCACTCTCATAGGTGACGTAGCAGGTGCTGCTAGTCCTTGGATTCCTTTGGCTGTTCAAGTACCTATCATGGTGCATGAGATGCAGAAAGCACAGGAGATTGAAAATGCCCCTGAGATGTCTGACCAAACTAAAGCATCCCTACTCCCTATGTTGGCAGGTACTGTGGCAGCTTCTGTGACACATGGTGTGGGTGGTCTTTTATCTAAGGCTGCCCCTAAAGTCTCTAAGGTTATGACTACCCCTTTTGTGGGTAGTGGTATTGCAGCAGGTACAGTTCTTGCTATGGATGAGAATGTACGTAATTACGCAGCAGAACATCCTGCTCGTTTTGCTGTCAGCCAATTTTTGACCGATACTGCTATTGGTGCTAAAAAGCTTGCCAAAGCTGATTGGTCTGCCAAGACAAACCCTGTCACAGATGCAGAGATTGTGTCTGAAAAGACAAACCCTGCTACTGAGCCTTTGGCTGATAAGACTAAAGTTGAGGAGACAAACAAAAAGTTAGGTTCTCCTACTAAAGAGAAGAATAAAAGGAAACGTAAGCATCGTAAGCAGCAGCGTGGGAATGTATGGGATGTTGATAATGACTATGAGGAGATGGTTACACCTGCTCAGGTTACAAAGCGTGAACCAAAGACAACCGCTGAAAAAGCTTATCCTGAACAGATGCCTGAACAGCAAATGCAACAGGATGCTATTGCTAATCAGTTAGCTAAAGAGCATCTTGAAGCTAAGCAGACACCTGAAATTATGCAGGGTGCTCATGGTGATAAGCTTGAATATAGTAAAGATAACCTTTACCCTCATCCTGTGAGTGCAGAGGATATATGGGAAACAGCCAAAGCTATGTTCCCTATTCGCCCCGGTAGATTGGATTTAGCTGATAGTGATAGAACCTTAGGCTATTTTATGCCACATGGTAAAGGTATTCGTATCCGTGGTTTCCGTGCATGGTCTGTAATCTGCCATGAAATCGGACATGGTTTGTCTGATAAATTTGGTTGGGGTAAAGATACAGCAGTCCAAAAAGAACTTTATGATGGTGCTACTTCCATATGGCAACGTGGTGAGTATGGTAATAGATATGCTCCGGAAAACTATGCTACCTATGTAGAAGAAGGACGTGCTGCCTTTATGAATGAGTATTGTGTCAACCCTGAGATGGCTAAAAAGCACTTTCCTCTTGCCTATGCTGAATTTGAAAAGGCTATTGCAAGTGATAGATTCTATCAGGCACAGATGAATCTTTTAGGGCAACAGGTGCGCCGATGGGGTTCGCAGTCTGACTTTAGTAAAGCTGCTGGTATGTTTCATTGGGCAGATAAGACTTTAGGTAAAAAGATTGATAAACTCATTGGTACTTGGACTGCTACTAAAAAGCATTTTGCTTGGGAGTATGCTGACCTTGACGAAAGCATAAGAGCTTATGAGGATAACCAAGGTGTAAAGATAGCTATGGAGAATGACCCTGCTGTCTTAGCACAGTATGCAAAGCAAGCAGGTAATGATACTGTTGGTTGTCTTCTGAATGGTAATAATCTAGGAACTAGAGCTGCCATTAAGATGATGCAGACAAAATTCAATGTTGCTCTCAATAATGTTGTTGCTACTGACATCTTGAAACCTTTGGATGTACAGGGTAAGCGTGGTGCTGAGCTTCAGGCATGGCTCAAAGACACTGAGTATACTGATTTTTATGAAGCCTTTAACACCTATCAAACCGCTAAACATGAATTAGAAGTTATGGCTACAGGACGTAAGACAACCCACACCTTGGAAGAATGTAATAAAATCATCACTAAAGCAGAGGAACTGCCCGAGATGAAAGTTGCTTCTAATCTTTGGAAACAATGGAATGAGAATGTGTTGCGCATTGCTGTTGCCGGACAGATTATCCCTGCAAAGGTTGCTAATACCTTCTTGAAAAAATACCCTGAATATATTCCTATGTCACGTTCATTTGAGATTGAAGGTACAAGTGATTTCTTTGCATCTCATAAAGCTATGACTGTTGAGGGTTCTGAGCGTATTATCAAAGACCCTATGGTACAGGCTATGAAGAACATGCAAAGTATTGTCTTCAAAGCGGAGCGTAATCGTGTTGGTCTTGCCCTTGCTGATTTAGCTAAGGGTGACAGGGGTCATTTTCTTATGATGCCTGTAAAAGATGGTAAATACAAGCACGTTTCACAAATTATTACTGTATATGAAGAGGGACACCCTAAATACTACCAATGTATGATGAAAGGTCTCTATGAAGCTATGACTTCCGAAGATGGCAATATGAGTGCTTCTAAACTTGACATTATTGAGAAAATATCTCATGGCGCAGCAACAGCTTTACGTATTGGCTCTACTAGCACACCTATGTTCGCTACTGCTAACCTCTGCAAAGATATTCTTGAAGCAACTATTATGAACACTGATGGGCGTAGTGCTTCTCACATTCCCCTTGTTGCTCCTATGAAAATCTTTTGGCAGGGATTGCAGATGCTCAATAGTGACAATGCTTTTGGTAAACTTATCATTCGCAACAACAGAGAACGTGCTCTGCTTAGACAATACAAAAGAGAATTTAGGTCTAATGGTGTCACTATGTCCACACACTTAGGCTCTATTGCTGAAATCAATAAAGACTTTAGGAAAACTGTAGACCCTAACATTAGTGATTCTGTCCTTGAGAAAATCTTATATCCTATCAAAGTATTATGGAATTGGAATGTAGCATATGGTGAAGCTATGGAACAGTTACCACGTATGGCTCTTTATCGACGTGCTAAAGGACGGGGTGCTTCTATGATTGAAGCTGCTATGGTTGCTTCTGACAGTACCCTTAATTTTGCGAAGAGTGGTACTACTGTTAAAATTTTTAACAAGCATACGCCTTTTTTAAATGCTTCTTTTCAGGGTACTTTAAAGGCAGCGAGAGAGCTTTCTAAGAACCCTCTTAGTGTTGGTCTTGCTATGGCAGAACATGTACTGTTCCCCACCTTGTTATTGTGGTATTGGAATAAAGACGAAGATTGGTATAAGGATATGCCTATGGAGATGAAGAATAAAGCATGGTACATCAAGATAGGTGATACCATCTATGATTATCCTAAACCTACCTTTATCGGACAGCTAGCTGGCTCTATACCTGAGCGATTACTAGATGTTATGTCTGAGGGTGAAGATAAGCAGGTCATTGCTGATGCTGTCTATAAGCTTATTAAAGACCTCGCTCCTTCCGGTGCTCCTCCCATTATTGAAAAGTTCTATGAATGGCAGACAAACCACTCTATGTATCGTAATCGTCCTCTTGTTGACCAACGTCTTGAAAAGCTTAGTCCTAAGAATCAGTATAATCAGTATACCTCTATGGTAGCTCGTGGTATTGGTCAGGTGACTAACCTCTCACCTATCAAGATAGACAACACAATCTATGGTCTCACAGGCTCTATGGGTTATGCTTTAATGGGTGCTATCAATATGATGGCTAAAGATGAGGTTACCCCTAGTAGGAAGTGGACAGAATATAGTCGATTTACATATACTGAGGGTACAGGTACTTCCCGCAGCAAGGATGTATTCTTTGGCGGTCTTGATAAGCTGGAGACACAATATGCAGATGCCTCTTTTGAGGGTAGGAAGCCTAAGGTGGACAAAGAACTTAAAGGTATGCGTAAAGCTAGGGCAGATGCTATGAAAGTTTCTAAGGCTATCAGGGAGCTGTATGCAGACAAAACTATGGATGCAGACACTAAGCGTGTTAAACTTGATGAGCTGAATAAGAAACAAAATAGTATTTTCAGAACTGCCAATAAGAAATACTTAAATTACAAATATATACAAGTCCCAAAATAATGTGGTATAATACTTATTGGGAGTGATGCTTATGCAAAGATTTAAGATAAAAAATGTGGAGAAGTATTTAACTATTATTGTTTGGACGGTGCTAATCTCAGTTGTATTTTGCATAATATTTGACATAGAGGGTTCAAAAGCTTTTGTAGATGTTGTGACAGGAGGTTTTGTCTATCTTTTCTTTGGTAGTTTTGCATTTTGCATAGTAGTTATGATAGTCTCTTTTCTTTTTAATGCTATTTGTGAGATACGTAAAAAGAAAGACAATAAACTTATTGCTACTATATCTCTTATCCTTTTTCTTATATTCTTTGCTATTACATTTATTTTTGATAGTGGTATAGATATTCCCTATGCTCGCTTCTATGCTAGATAACATTCTCCCCGAGGTGATTCCAATGTACAGCTACTAACTTCATACCTATCCATTGTTGCTTTGCACGGACAATGAAAGGAGTTCTGTCCCATGGAATTAAGTGCTGATATTCAACGTGAAATACAGCAACAGTTTAAAAATAGCTATGCCCAACTTTTAGCGGACATAACTCGTATCTATGAGCAGGGTGCTATGCGTGATGCCCTCACAGGACTGTACAATAAGCAAGCCTTTGAGCGTGACAGTACCACTAATCACTATGGTTTCGTTGGTATCCTTTTCGCAGACATCAATGGTCTGAAGTATACCAATGACCACTTTGGACACAGTGCCGGGGATAAGCTGATAAAGGACTTTGCAGCTAAGCTTAAGGAAACCTTTATCTCCCCTGTTTATAACTGTTATCATATATCAGGTGATGAATTTATAGTAGCTGGGTTTGATATTAAAATCCATGAGTTTCTTGGAAGTGTGTTGTCTTTCCATAAATCCCTATGGGATAAAGACAACCCTCCCCTAGCTGCTTTAGGCTATTCTGCTGGTGTCTTCTCGGATATTGCAGAAATCACAGAGTATGCCGAAAAAGCAATGTATGAAGACAAACAAAAATTTTATGATAATTTTCCTCAGATGAGGAGATAATAAATTGAATTGGTGACCGCTGGCTCTTTTAGAGCTGGTGGTCTTTTTATTTTTTGTAAAGGAGATGATTAATATAGCTATTAAATTGGCTACATCTATTACTTACACCGCAAATGGTTCTCAAACGAATTTCTCTGTACCTTTTGATTACCTGCGTCCTTCCTTTGTCCATGTGGCTATTGATGATGCAGAGGTTTCCGAGGGGTTCACTATAAGTAATCGTATGGTTATGTTTGATGTAGCACCCTCTAAAGATGCTGGGGTGCATATCTATCGTAACACCCCTACCACTCGCTTGGTGTCTTGGGTAGATGCAAGTATCCTGAAGGCTAAAGATATGACGATTGCAGAGGTGCAGCAGTTGCATATCTTAGAAGAAGGACAAGATTGGTCTAAGACTAATTCTATTGTTCTTGATGAGGAAAGTGGTGCATGGCAAGGACGTAAGTGCCGTATGTCTAATATTGCTGACCCTGCGGATGCACAGGATGCTGTAACCAAGAAATACATGGAAACTGTACAAGGTGGCTTTGTAACAGAGAATACTAAAATTAAAGATGAAGCTACTAGACAAGCAGGACTTGCTAAAGATGAAAAGTTAAAAGCACAGCAATATGCAGAAGCTGCTAGTGATTCTAAAGATTTAGCTAAGCGGTGGGCAGAAGCTCCCGACAGTCCCGACTATACAACCTCTAAGTCTGCTAAGACATGGGCAGAAGAAGCTAAGGATGCAAGGGATGAAGCAAAAGATACTGCTGTGAATTTAGGAAATCCTGTTGTAAATATTACAGAGGATAAAGGCACAGTTACAGTTAGCAAAAGTGATGGCAGCAGCAGTAATTTTACTACATTTCCTAAGTTTGTAGAGATTCCTGCAGATTCAGATTTAAATGATTATAAGCAGGAAGGGTTTTATATATGTAAGGTAAATAAGGTTGCAACATCATTACAAAATTGCCCTGCGCCTATGGCATTTCTGATGGAAGTCTATACTGCAACTTATGAATATGAAGGTGCAATAGATAGCTGGGTGCATCAACGTATTATTACCTTTAATAGCGCACAAGTATATATGCGTGCATATGGTTCTTGGGATGGTGGAAAGTGGTATCTGTGGGAGAGTATACCTGCTATTGGTACAATTCTCCCCTTTGCTGGTGCTAATAGCGTACCAACAGGCTACTTAGTTTGTGATGGTTCTTCTGTCAATCGCACAACTTATGCACAGCTTTATGCTGTTATTGGTAACATATATGGAGTCGGTGACGGCAGTACAACCTTTAATGTCCCTAACCTTAAAGGGCGATATATTGAAGGACAAAATAGTGCTGCTGTTGGTAAAGTGTGGGAAGCTGGCTTGCCGAATATTATGGGATATTTAGCTTCTCAATACTTCTCGAATAAAGAAGACCTAGGCGATGGTTTCAAAGCTAATACAGATAACTGGTACGGGGCTTTAAATACCCATGTATGGGAGGGCACCCCTTTGCAGTTCTCTATGTCCTCCGGGGGTTATTCTTTTGTAGGTCAAGCACGTTTCGACGCTTCTAAATCCAACGCCATCTACGGCAAGGCTAACACTGTTCAGCCACCTGCCGTAACCATGCGCTACATCATTAAATATTAATAAGGAGATGACACCGAATGAAATATGTGTATAAGTATGACGAAGAAACAAAAGAATACTTAGGCAAGGCAGAGGCACTGCTTGACCCATTGGAAACCCAACTACAACAAAAAGAAATCTACTTATTACCTGCTGATGCAACATTTTCTGCACCTACTCTGCAAGAAGGATATGTAAGTGTATTCAAAGAAGGTGCTTGGGAGAATATTGAAGATAACCGAGGTAAAGAATATTGGCTACAAGATGATGCGTATGGTACGCCTGCACGCAAGATGAAAACTTTAGGAGCACTTCCTACTGATGCTATGTTCACTCCACCTAAGAAAATGCTTGAACAGGTGAAGCAAGATAAAATTATAGAACTCAAAATTATGCGTGACAGCAAAGAGGTTGAGCCTATTACCTACCAAGGTTACTCTTTTGATTATGATAGCAAAGCGAGGGAGCGCATTAGTGCGGCTATTATTGCGCTTGAAGTTGCAGGTGCTTCTGCTACCCTCACATGGACAACCGCAGATAATAGAGACGTAAAAGTAACTGCATCTGACCTGCGTGGCATTATTGCACAGGTAGCTTTAAGAAGTGATAAGCTCCATACTGCTTATAGAAAAGCTAAGGAAAAAGTGGAAAGTACTACAGCTAAAGAAGAAGTTGAAGCTATCAATTTATTTTAATTAAGTAAAAGACAGGGTTGTTGTCTTCCCTTTAGGGGGTTTGGGTGGGCAGAAAGGAGTTATCATGGAAAAGAATCGTAAAAAGGCTCGTGCTTGGCTTAAGTCCTCTACTCTCACTGAGTACAAGGCTATCACTACCGAAGCCAAGCTCACACCAAGACAACAAGACATACTCGACAAAATCATCATTAGTGACTACTCCCAACAAAAGCTTGCTATGGAGTACCACGAGGATGTGTCTTGTATCAAACGTGCCTTAAGACAAATATATGACAAAGTATATCTTGTCCTTTTCAAGTAACTTTATAGTCATTTAGTTACAACTTTCAATTCCTAAATTCATGTTATCATAATAGCAGGAGGTGACTAGTCACTATGCAATATAACATGAACCAAAACAAACTTATGCAAATGATGATGATGCAAGCCTTGAAGCAAGTTTCCCCTGAACTGTTAGCAATGGTTGAGGAAGAAGCTCGTAAGCGTGGCATGTCTGACGAAGACATCAATGCAGGTAAAGCATACATCAACCAAGTTCAAAAAGGAGTTGAAAAGTAATGGAAATGGCTAATGCTGGCGTAGGTCTCGGTGATGCCCTGATGCTCGCCAAACAAGGTTCTAATGGTAATGAGATGTGGAATAACCCCTTTGTATACCTTATCCTCTTAGCTGCCTTTGGTGGTGGCTTTGGTGGTTTCGGTGGTTGGGGTGGTAATGGTTCTGCTTTCCAAGGTGCTGTAACTCGTGCAGAACTATCTGAAGGCTTAGACAACCAAGACATCAAAGCTAGTCTGCGTGGTATCCAAAGTGGTATGTGCGACGGCTTCTACACTGTTGGCATGAATGAAAAAGAAACCGGATACAAAGTAGCTAGTGTTGGTGAAAGTATCAATCGTAACATTGATGCCCTGCGCTTTGAGGGTGCTGCAAATACCTGTAAGGTTACCACCGCTATTCATGAGGAAGGCGAGAAAACTCGTGCTCTGATTACCTGCAACACTATGCAAGCTCTGCGTGATAAGCTGGCAGACAAAGATAGAGAACTGCTCTATCTGAAACTTAAAGCACCTGCTACCACTACTGCTGCTGAGTAATGTTACCGAGGGTTGGCTAGAAGCTGACCCTCTTTTATTTTTAACTAGGAGGACTTTTATGTATATTGAGCCTATAACTGTTTTTGCTGTGGCATTTACTATTGGAGTATTGGTAACAGCAGTAGTTGCTCTATTCATAACAAAATAACAGGAGGATATTATGGACAATGAAATTGTAAAGACAACCCCTCCTATTGGTGTCTCCACCCTATCTCTCATGGGCATCCCTTTATCTGATTGGGTGTATATTGTCACCATTATGTATGTCTTGATTCAAATTTGGGTCTTGCTGTATAAGACCTTTTTTAAAAAGGAGGAATGTAATAAGTGAAGTTATCTGCTCATTTTGATTCTAGTGAATTTGCCTGTAAATGTGGCTGTGGTGGTCTCCACAATGGTGCTGACATCAACCCACGGCTTGTACAGGTATTAGAGCGTATGCGTGCTATCATTGGTAAGCCTTTAGTGCTGTCCTGTGGTTATCGTTGTCCTGCCCACAATGCTGAGGTAGGTGGTGTGTCTAACAGCCAACATATCTATGGTACTGCTGCGGATGTGCAATGCCCTGATGGTGTTATGTTGCAGTCTTTGTATGATGCTGCGGTAACTGCTGGTGCTGATGGTATTGGTATTTATAGCTGGGGTGTCCATGTGGATGTACGTGGCTATCCTGCACGCTGGTAAGATTTACGAGGGAGCTTAGTCTCCCTCTTTTTATTTTTAAAGGAGGTCTGTATCAATTTGAAAATTAAAAAACGTGATGGGTCTCTCGTAGACTTTAATAAAGACAAAATCATTAATGCTATCTCTAAGGCTGGCTATGTGCCATTAAAGCTGAAAAAGACTATTGCTACACTCATCGAAATGGCAGCAAAAAAAGAAACACTAACTGTGGAGAAAATACAAGATTTTGTAGAAACTGAGCTTATGCTTAACTACTACCCTGAGGTAGCTAGAGAGTATGTGCGTTACCGCTATAAACGTGAGCTTATTCGTAATACCAAAGGTGCTTTGAGTGAAGTGCTTGATATTGTCAACCTCAGCAACCAAGATGTGAATGAGGAAAACTCTAATAAGAACCCTGTTATTCTGTCTACTCAACGTGACTATATGGCAGGTATGGTCTCTAAGGAACTCTCTGAAAAGCTCCTGTTCCCTCCGGATGTGATGAAAGCACATAAAGAAGGTATCATTCATGTACATGATATGGACTATGCTATCCAAAAGATGTATAACTGTGCCCTTTTAGATATGGAAGACATGTTGCAAAATGGCACTGTAATCAATGGTACTATGATTGAAAAGCCACATAGCTTTGCTACTGCTTGTAATATTGCTACTCAGATTATGGCGCAGGTTGCTTCTAACCAATATGGTGGTCAGAGTGTATCGGTAGCACATTTAGCTCCATTTGTCAATATCTCTAGACAAAAAATTAGAGAAGAATTTGCGCAAGAACTAGAAGCTATTGGAGCAGGAGACTATTCTTATGATGATATTAAGCATATCACAGAAAAGCGACTGAAATCTGAAATCACTAAAGGTGTGCAGACAATGCAGTATCAGATTAATACCCTTATGACATCAAATGGTCAGACACCTTTTGTTACATTGTTTCTGTACCTCAATGAAGCTAAGAATGAGCAGGAAAAGAAAGACCTTGCTATGGTTATTGAGGAAATCATTCGTCAACGCTATCAGGGTGTCAAGAATGAAAAGGGTGCATGGATTACTGCTGCTTTTCCTAAGCTGATTTATGTCTTAGAGGAAGACAACATCCGTAAGGGTACTCCCTATTATTACCTTACAGAGATGTGTGCTAAATGTACTGCTAAGCGTATGCAGCCTGACTATTTGTCTGAGAAGATTATGCTGAAGAATAAGAAGACCGAAGATGGTGTGGGGCATTGCTACCCTCCTATGGGATGCAGAAGCTTCTTGACCCCTTATCTTGATGAAAATGGTAAAGCTAAATTCTATGGTCGCTTCAACCAAGGTGTTGTCTCCATCAACCTTGTGGATGTTGCACTGTCTGCTGATAAAGACAAGAATAAATTTTGGTCTATTCTTGATGAGCGTTTGGAACTGTGCCACAAAGCCTTGCATGTAAGACACCAAAATCTTCAAGGTACAATCTCCAATGTCTCCCCTATCCATTGGCAGTATGGTGCTATTGCTCGCCTGCAGAAGGGTGAGAAGATTGATAAATTATTGGAGAATGGGTACTCCACTATCTCCCTTGGCTATGCAGGTCTCTATGAGTGTTGTATGGCAATGTTCGGTAAATCCCATACTGACCCTGCTGTGAAACCTTTTGCTCTCTCTGTCATGCAACACCTTAATGATAAGTGTGCTGAATGGAAAGCTAAGGAGCACTTAGGCTATAGTGTCTATGGTACTCCTATGGAGACCACCACATATAAGTTTGCTAAGTGTCTTCGTAATCGCTTTGGGGTAATTAAGGAAGTCACTGACCATGACTACATCACTAATAGTTATCATGTGAATGTACGTGAGCCTATTGACCCCTTCACCAAACTGCAATTTGAATCTGAGTTTCAACTGCTTAGTCCGGGTGGTGCTATCAGTTATATTGAGTGTGCTGATATGACCAAAAACATTGATGCAGTTATGGCTGTTATTCAATTTATCTATGACAACATTATGTATGCAGAGCTGAACACCAAGAGTGACTATTGTCAGGTCTGTGGTTATGATGGTGAGATTAAGATTGTCACAGATAATGGCAGATTGGAATGGGAATGTCCGAATTGTGGTAATAGAGACAAAACCAAAATGAATGTGACACGTAGAACCTGTGGATATTTGGGCAGTCAATTTTGGAATCAAGGACGCACTGAGGAGATTAGAGACCGCTTTATTCATTTAGGGGGTGACTTCCATGGCTAAAAAGGTGTATATCGCTGATATTAAGAACCCTTCACTTACTCGTGCTATTCGTCTAAAATGCATGGACTGTGCAGGTACTTCTGATAACATCCGAGATTGCCATATCTGCAAGTGTCCTCTGTGGTCTTTCCGTTTCGGTAAGGGCACTGCTGCTGCTATCCGCACCTTATCTAAGACATATGATGTATGTCTTGTGGATACCAATAAAACAGATTACATTGAAGAATTAAAAGGTAAGAAGTTAAAACGCCCTCAGTAACGCCTGAGAGCCTATCTGAACGATTGGATTTTCTTGCCTATGTAATTATACCTATGGGAGTGTTTCAATGCTCAAATAGCACTCCCAACCCCTCTCAATCGTGTGAGAATTGATTTTATGAATACAAAGGAGTGATAAACTATGCAGATAGATGAGAAACTGCTTGATAAGCTTGCTATAGGCGAAGTCAATGCCCTTTTAGAGGGACTTGATGACCCGGAGTTACGTCGCAATCCTGCTTTTCTTGCTAAGGTTCGTGAGTTCTTAAAGCAGAATAAATTGCAGACTACCCCTGAAACCCAAGGGGTACAAAAGATTCAGAAGGTAGTGGAAGAGATTCCTACCTTTGATTTTGATGGGCAGGTGAGCTAATGTCTGAATGGACAGATGAACAGGTTGCTAAAGCTAAGGAGGACTTCAGGGTCTTCCTTTTTATTTTGTGGAAAATGATTGGTCTTCCTCCACCTACCCCTATCCAATATGCAATGGCGCATTACTTGCAGTATCCCCCTAGTGACCGCATTATCCTTGAAGCGTTCCGTGGTGCTGCAAAGAGCTTTATTACCTGTGCCTTTGCTGGCTGGAGCTTATGGAATAACCCTCAGATTAAAGTAGAGATTGTGTCTGCTTCAAAGGAACGTGCTGATGCCAACGCTGTCTTCATTAAGCGTATCCTTAATGTTCTGCCCTTTTTAGAGCATTTAAGACCTGATACAACCAAGGGCAACAGAGACACAATGAACCTGTTTGATGTTGCCCCTGCTGTGCCTGACATCTCCCCCTCTGTAAAGTCTGTAGGTATCTATGGTCAGATTACAGGCTCTCGTGCTGACCTGCTGATTGCTGATGATATTGAGATTCCCTCAAACTCTGCAACGCAGGTACAGAGGGATAAGCTAGGTGAAGCTGTTAAGGAATTTGATTCTATCCTTAAACCTAATGGTCAGATAGTCTACTTAGGTACACCACAATGCGAGATGTCTCTTTATAATGAATTGCAAAATCGTGGCTACTCCTGCACCATTATTCCTGTTATCTACCCTGAGGATAAAAAGGCTCGTGATAATTATGGCAGCAGATTACATACCTTCATTGCTGATGCACTTGATAAAGACCCCACGTTAGCAGGTAAACCTACTGACCCTCTACGCTTCAATGATGAAGAAATTTTCAAACGTAGACTGTCCTATGGTAAAGCTGGCTTCGCCTTGCAGTTCCTGCTTGACACAAACCTCTCTGATGCTGAAAAATATCCGCTCAAAGTGGCTGACTTTATTGTGGCTGACCTAGATATGGATGAAGCATCTATGAAGTGGGCATGGGCAAGTGGGTATGAACAACGCCTAAAGGATGTACCCTGTACTGCTCTTAAAGGTGACTTCTTCTATGCCCCCTTTGACAGGTCTAAAGAGACTGCTAAATATACAGGCACTGTAATGGCTATTGACCCCTCAGGACGTGGTGCGGATGAGCTTGCCTATGCTGTTATCAAGATTCTCAATGGTTACCTGTTCCTCATGGAAGTTGGTGGCTATCGTGATGGCTATGGTGATGATACCCTCAACATCTTAGCTAATAAGTGTAAATTTTGGGGCGTGAATGATGTTGTCTCTGAAGCCAATTTCGGTGATGGTATGTGGGGGCAGCTCTTTAAGCCTGTACTGAATAAAGTACACCCTTGCACTTACACAGAAGTCAAGAACAACAAGCAGAAAGAAGCTCGTATCATTGATACTCTTGAACCTGTTATGATGCGTCATAAGCTCATTGTCAACACCTCTGTTATCTATGATGATTATAAGGTATATGAGAATGACCAAAAGTATTCTTTAATCTATCAGCTCACAAGGCTCACTAGAGATAAAGGTGCGCTTGCCCATGATGATAGGCTTGATGCTGTGACCATGGCTGTTGCCTTTTGGTTAGAAAGCTTAGACCGAGATGCTCAACAGGGCATTGATGAGCTTGAAGAAGAACAGCTTATGAAATGGTGGGATTCTGACTTTGGTATCTTACACAAAGAATATAATCCTGAGCTTGTGCCGGAACGCTATAGAAAAAGACAACCACAATTCGGAGGAGCTACTGTGGTTGATAACTTTTATAGCTAATGGGTCATATAAACCAGCGAAACTAATGGGTCACATACTCGATAAGAGTAGGAAAGGGACATTATATTATACCTATAGATAACTATAGATACCTTATAGTTACTATAGATACCATATGACCTTATATGATTCCATATGTAACCCTTAGATACCCTTGGTACTATAGAGACTATAGATACCTAAGGGTAGTTGTTATTATTACTAATAAACCTAATTAATAGATACTTATAGATACCCTAAGGTTTCCTATACCTCCTAAGGATTCCTTAGGGTATTTTTTATTATTACTTTAAATAACCTACTGATAGGAGACTATATATCATGAAAGAAACCTTAATGAAACTAAAGACCTTCTTCCTCTATGGTCTTTTAATATCCATCCCCCTGTTTGTCTTCTTGTGGTTCGTGGATACGCTATCCTCATCGTTCAATCCCGAATATAGACCCCTACTTGGCTTCTTGCAGATTGCAAACAGTCTGCTGCAAACCATTATAGGTATGTAACGCTATGTTTACCACGAGAACTAAGAATATAATTGCTCTTTTACTGAGCTTTGCTATTGGAGCTGGTTGCTGCTACTTATATCTAAGAGGAGACAACAAAGCTTCAGAACCCCCTATGCCCAGCTCAGATTCTAAGGGTGGACTTTTGTCTACCACAAGAATCCATGCTGAGACCAAAGACAACCCCAAAGAAGAGGACTTGGTGTTGTCTAACAAATACGTCGCTGTTATTAATGGCGAGAAAGTGAGTGTGCCGATTGTTAAAAGAACTGCTGGTACTATTAATCAACCTGATAGCACTAGTGGCTCTGCTAATGATGCACCACCGGGAGTAAAGGCTACTGTAGAACAGACTGTAGACCTCACTCCTGTGTTGTTTAAACTGCGCCCCTCTTGGGAGCTGGGTGCTGGTGTGTCTTATGTGAATGAACGTGCGTATGTTCCTGTCTCTATCCAAAGGAACTATCAGGCTGATAAAGCACTAGAGCTTACTGTACTTGTAGATACAGATGGTAAAGCTAAGGGTGCTATGGTACAACACAAATGGCTGATAAAGTAA